CAGCGAATGTTGATAGAGAATTAAACGCGCTATATACTGCTATGCCGTGGGCGCGTAATCAGCAAGCAGAGATTATATCACTGCTAAATGCTGATCAGACCCTCACACTGCGTGAGGCAGCATTGCATGTGCAAGCATTTGCACTGCAACGTGGATTAGACCTGAATACATCTGTGCGAAATCAGATGCAATCAGCGCCACAAGGCCGGCAACAACCACGTGCTAACAATGCACGTATGCCTGCTCCATCCATGACCGGCAACGTGCCCAATGCACCGCGCCGTGCTGCCCCTGAGAACCATACAGCATCATCACGTGATATTGTTAAATCAGTCATGCGTGATGCTGGTTTCAACGTAGATAACCTGTGAGGACAACATGATCAACAGTCAATTTGCAGCGGGTGGTACGCTTGATACTATGATCCACTCGTTGCTTGATAGATCGCGTCGCAAACTTATCATGGCCTCTATTAAGTCTAATGCACTTGTTGCATGGGCTATGGCTAATGATAAGGTGGAGTTGGAGAATGGTGGTGCTAACATCACTAATCCACTTACGCTTGGACGTAATCCAAACGTAGCATCGTATCAATACTACGATGAAGTACCTGTCAACGAAACCAGTGAGTTCACTACGATTGGCTACGGCTGGTCGCGTGTTGCTGGTACGTTGATTGTGTCTGATCAAGAAGTTGACGAAAACACTGGTGAAGCTGCTCTGTTCAAAATCTTGACTGAGAAGCTGAATGTGTTGGAAATGTCAATCAAAGAGAAGTTTAGTGAGTATCTGTACGGTGCTGGCACTGGTACTGATCCTCTTGGACTTGCTGCTTTGATCCCCGATGATCCGACTACAGGAACACTTGGTGGCTTGTCGCGCGCAGTAGAGCAACAGTGGCGCACGTCTGCATATCAATTTGCTGGTGCGCTTGATCCTACAAACATCGAAGAAGCGTTTGATGATGTTCTGCTTGACTTGAAGCTGAAAAGCGACAAGCCAGATGTGATCATTATTGGGCGTAACATCCTTCGCATGTATCGTCAAGCGGTGCGTGACAAAGTGACGATCACGCTTGATCAGTCTAGCAAAGGCAAGGGCATGTATGACCTTGGCTTTGAAGGCGTTACGCACAATGGCATTCCAATGCTGTATGATGAAGATTGCGGTGTCAACCGTGCATACTTTATCAATAGCACGTACCTTCGTGCGCACATCCTCAAGGGTGTGAATATGCGTACTAAGGACTTGGTTGCGCCTTGGACTGTTGACGCGATTGGTAAGCGTATTGTGTGGCAAGGTAACTTCTGTAATTGGAAGTGCTTCCGTACACACGCAGTCCTTCGTAACGGTACAACGGGGTAATATCATGACACAACGTAGAGCAAAGCGCTTTCAGATTGAAGTACTGCATGATCGTGAAGTACTTCATACTGTGTACAAGCGTAACAAAGATAAAGATGTGACTGAAATCGAAGATGAAGATGGCGAGATGATTGCTAATCCAAACTTCGGTAAGTCATTCATCGAAGTCAAAGAACCAGAAATTGTGTCGGAAAGTTACATGGTGTACTTTCCACATGGACATAGTGTATGGTTCCGCACTAAAGGAGACATGGCACGTGCTGGCATTGTTGAGAGCGAAAACTTTGAGATTGATCTCAACACTGGTTTGCCAATTGAAATCGAACGTATGCTCGATCTCAAACAGCACGTGATCAAAAACACTCGTGATGTTCGTGTGACAAGGAGGGCCTAACACATGCCGCGTCGTATTGCTACTTTTCATCCTCAGCGTGTTCGTATGAATGTGCGTCGAAAGGCGTACACTTCCGGCATTGAAGGTGATGATCTGATCACTGCTGAGTTTGGTGCACCACTTGCTGCGAACAACACTGCATTTCTTTCCGCACAAAGTATTGCGTCTGCTGGTAATACCAGCGTATTCAATGCCGCATATGTTGCGAGTGAAGCGCAGATGGGCAAGTGGGGTCGCGGCATTCGTGTCGTTGCTTCTGGTGCTGCAACATCGCAGGTAACAATCACTGGCCGCGACTATCTTGGTCAGCGTATGCAAGAAGTGCTTACGCTTAACGGCGCTACGGCAGTGCTTGGTGTGAAAGCATTCCGTTACATTGACAACATTGCGTGGGGCGCTACTGCTGCCGTCACCATTGATGTTGGTTTCACTAACTTGATGGGCTTGCCTGAAAAGGGTAAGGCTATGGTTAATGAAATCAAGAACAACGCTGCTAGTGCAAACGCTGGTACGTTCGTTGCTGGTCTTGCTAATGCAACGACTCCTACTGGTACGAACGCAGATGTGCGTGGCACGTACCTGCCTGTCACCGTCCTTCCTGATGGTACAAACACGTTTGAAGTTCGGTATGTTGCCGATACTTCGAACCTACACGGTAATGCACAGTTTGCTGCATAACGTGTAGCCTTTGCTGTAGCTGCTAACTTGGCCTGTCAGTGCTACAATCACTGGCAGGCTCTTTTCAGCAAGGACTGTGTAATGGCATTTCTTTCGTATGCTTCGCTCATACAAGCAACAATACGTGCTTTGCGAATGGTTGCTGGCCCTAGCACTCAGCTATACGCAGAGGATGCTATTGGTGACAAAGTGCGTGAAGTGTATGAAACTGTGCGCATGGAACGCTGGTGGGATCATCTAATGCGATGGGAAAACCATCAGTTAGATGGCACCACCGGCAAAATTGTTGGCACTATTGCTAACGCATCACAAGGTTGGCAAGACGTACAATTTGTGTACTATGGTGTAAATCCGCGCCCCATGGATCAGTTATCCATGATTGAAAATCCTTATCGCATAAATGGTACTACGCCACGTTTCATTGAACCATTGAATGTTGTTGATGATCCTGAACGCAACAAGCTGTTTCGTATTTGGCCACTTACGTCTGTAACAACGGTGGATAAACCTATACGTGTGCGTGTGCGTGTTGATCCGCCTGATCTATTTACTGTGCCATCAGTAGTTGTACCCTTTGATGAATGGGTGCTAATCAATGGTGCTGCATTTAAGTATTCAGCAACCGATGCAGCAAATGCTGCGCAAACTGCTGAACACCAAGCAGCATTTGAAACACGATTGGCGCAAATAATTCGCCGCTTTGATAGCGCAGTCATTGTGCTTGATCCGCGCAGGACTAATCCAAACGGTATTGATGAATGGTGGGAGACACGATAATGCGCCTAATACGTGCTAATCGTAATCCATCATTGCGTGTTACTCGACAAATACCTAATGTCGAGAAGATGCGCATTAGAGAGGCTAGAGAGTTTAAGGGTGGATTGAATACGTTCGACACGCCTCTTAACTTATCTACACGCTTCATTGTCGAGTGCCGTAATCTGTATCCAGATACTAATGGCCGACTGCGCTTGCGGTATGGTACATCTGTGTTCGCAGATGTGACGGGTGTGCTTGATGAAATCATTGCAATGGAGTACTATAATACTGCAATTATCGCAGTAGGTAAAAATGGTAAGATTGTAAGCATCAATGCATCTGGCGTTGTGACACTGCGTTGGGATGATACCATTGCAGATAATAGTGTAGCGCCTAGTGGAAACAATTCACCTACTGGTTGGTCTAACAATCTAACATTTGTTAGCTTTACCCAATTTGCAGGTGATCTAATCATCTGCAATGGTGTTGATAAACCACTACGTATGCAGCCTAACTACGCTTGTGCATATCTGTATGATGCAGGTACTAGTAGCAACGTGAATGTGCCTATTGCCAAGTTCTGTGCTACATGCAACAATTACTTAATCCTATGCACCACGCCCACTGACAAGACAACGCTGTACATCGGTATGAAGGCCGTTGCAGGCACGTTTGTTGGTGATCCAGGTGTTGATAATGACGCAGTTAATTTCATAACAAACACGTATATCAATCGCGGTAGCCCTGACATTACTGGAATTGCTGCATTTCGTGATACTCTAATAGTATCATTTAGCGAAACATTGCTTGCTATTAAACTAGGTGTATATGATACAGAAACTACGCCAAACCATATTCCTGATGTGGAAGATGTAATCGAAAATCATGGGAGTATCAGTCACCGCTGCTTAGTGCCTCTTGGTGATGACATTTTGCTGCTTGATCAGGCTGGCATGGCCGGAGTACAACGTGCCGCACTGACTGCTAAGCTGTCACCTACACGAGAAAGCACCTTAATCGGCACAGACCTACAACAAGCACTCGCCCCATTTACACAAGCACAGCTAGAGCAGCATGTGTTTGCTATCCATGATCGCATTGCGCAGCATATCATGTTCTTCGTGCCCAAGAGCGACACAGTAGCAGTGAACACAGATAACAATGTGTTCGTGTATTGCTTTGATCGTGCGCAGAAGTTTAATGCGTGGGCGTATTTCGATCAGATGGCGTATCGTTGTGGTTGTCGTACAACAGAAGGACGCATCTTCCTTGCACAAGGTGTGAAGGTGTTCTTCTATCACAATCAGTACAATCCATTGTACAATGACTATTCTATTGGCGGCACACAGCCATGGGATACTGGTCAGCTATGGGATGATAACACTGGTTGGGAAGAATTGTCTAATGCTGTAGGTGTACCAATACCATATACATTTGCTACACCATGGTCAGATATGCGTTCGACAGGGCTATTGAAGTATTCAAAATATGCATCAGTGATTTGTGAAGGCAATGGCACATTCTCTCTGCAAATGTTCATTGATGATTTCTTGCAGCCAGAATTGTCAATGCCGTTTCAAATGACTGAAATACCTGCTGGTGTTGATGTTGCAGCACGTCCAGCAAACAATGCGCAGCTATATGCATGGCCAGCTAAGTTTAATTCAATGCGTATGCGTATAACTGGCGAAAGCAACGCTTACATTGCATTTGTAGCCTTGCAAATGTATTACATAACCGGCTCCATCAGGAGATAACAATGGTAAGTAACATCAATCCTGATTTCATTACTACAGCGCCAGTTTCTAAGTCTGGTCTGAAAGCGCAGCTAGAGTTTGCGAAGAATGAAATCAGTGCGCTGCAAGCGAACATTGGCACCATTGGAGTGTACTTTACGCAAGTAGGTACAGGCGCTGAGCAGCGTTCATGGTCTAACAAGATGGCTGAGTTAGGCTTGTATGCTGGTGACTTTGGAGCAGACTTCACTGGCGTTACTGATGCGCAAGCTGATTTGCAAAATCTGTTCAATGCTGCTGCATCGCAGGGAAAGTTGGCTATTATACCTGATGGCGTGTATCGTGTCAATTCACCATTGACGCTACCTGCTGCCGCTGCGGGCTTAATCATGCGCGGAAAGATTGTGTATTATGGTACAGGTGTTGCCTTGACCATTGGCAGCGCTAATAACACATCACGTGTGCAGTATAAGTGGTTTGACGGTATCCACATCGAGAACAATGCAACAACTGATTGGAGTAGCGAGTCTGACATTGGTGTGTTGGCACGTAACTGTGATAACTGTTACATAAACATTCGTCGCATCAAAGGTTTTACTATTGGCTTGCGTACACTAGGTGCTGCTGCTGGCACTACTTCTGGCTTAGCACACGGCTTTGAAGATAACTTGCTGTTCATTGGTCAGATTGTTGATTGTCGTTATGGTATAGACATTCGCACTGATGGCGAAGGCTCGTGGAATAATGCTAATCGTTACTTCGGCGGTCACTTTGCAAATAGTAGCAGCACTAATGTGTCGCTATCACGCTTTGGTGTGCGGCTATCACGTGCAGATATTCTAAGCTATGACTTGCATAATCAGCATGTATTTTACGCGCCATCGTTTGAATTGCAGCGCCGTAATAGCGATGGCAGTAACTATCGTGATGCTATTCCGTTCCTTGTTGAAGTAGCTGGTCGTGGCATTGTTGCGCATGACATGCGCATGGAAGCCTGCACAAACTTCACAGCACGTCACATGGCTAATGCACAAGACTGCTTCTATGATGTTGCATATGTTGGATCATGGGGTTACAATCTGAGCGTTGACTATGATGCAGCAGTAACACGTGCTGGCGGTACTGTACGTGTCATGCATCAAATGGGTGGTGTTGAAGAAACACAACGTCTTGTTGCTGATGTTCCATCTGTGCGTGAAGCTGCATACTTCGATGAAGAAATTGAAGTTGGTGGCAAAGCCTTTGAAAAGTTAGCCATTCTATTTGGTACTGCTGCTGGTGCTACACTAGATGCTATGGTGCTGACTGGTGGACGTGATGCATTTGAATTAACCACTAATGATGTTGGTGTTAATGGTGCATATGCATTAGGCTTCATTGTTGACTGTTCATCCTGCAAAGAGTTCTCTTTAGCAGTTGGTGGCAGCAATATGCAGATGGTTGTCGCACAGTGGGATGGATCACAGAATGAATTAGGTAGCCTAGTGCCTGTGCGCTTTGCTGGCATGAGTTGTGTGTACAATGCAACAGCGCGCTGGTGGGCGGCGGGCACTAACTTTGATGCTACAACGCCAGTAACCAATGAAACAGCACAGCGCTATTATGAGCATCAGCGTATTACATTACATCCTAGTGCACAGTTTGCATTCATTGGTGTGCTTGGTGAAGGCGCTTCTCCGATCACTGGCAGGCTTAAAGCGTTACGCCTGTATGTGCCTGCACGTGCGCAAACGCCTCGTGTACTGTTTGGTGGGCAATATAAGTGGGGATCACGTGTAAAAGAGTTTCTGATTAACTATCCTAGTGGCATATCACAAGGACCAAGTAGTTATAGTGTTGTTACACACACTGTAGCAGGGATGCGTCAAGGTGATCAGGTGCAGGTATCGTATGATCCTGGTACTGGATTTCATAATGGTGGACTAATACTTCATGCTCTAGCTGGCATGGGGACAGGCTCAGCTAACACACTAGCAGTTGTGCAACAAAACATAAGCGCAGGGACAATCAATTCTGCGGCAGGTAATTTGTATGTGCGTTGGACAAGAAGGAGTGCATAGCGTGGACAACCTCACATTCATAAATCGTGTTGCTGAGAGTAGTCCAGTAATCATTGCGATCATGTTAGCGGGCTATATTGCCTGCTGGCATGTGCTGCAATCATTGCTGCGGCGCTTAGATAGAAAAGATGCACAATTGCTTGAATTAAACAATGAAATGCTGACCGCGGTAGCTGCGGTAACTAAAGCAGTAGAGCGTTTGACAGACTCAATACTGTATCGTAACTCAAATACACTGCTCGGTAATAGGTTCAGCAAAAATAATGATGATGAATTGTGAGAAATGGGCTTGACAAGTGCCGATTTGGGGCTATAATAGCCCAAAAGGGCTTGGACAGGCAGCATGACGATACGTATCCGCACTTACAAGCATCACAATGACTATGCGCGGGTACTAATGCTAGCTGAATTGATGCATAGTGAGAGTAAATATACGCATAAACCGTTCATGCGTGAAAATGTGTACGAGTTTTTGGAAGGAATTGATAATAATACGCTGATTGGTTACATTGCTGAGCATGATCAGCGTGGTATTGTTGGTTTTATATGCTTAACACAGATGCCATACATATTTACTGGTGGTTTCTTTGTACATGACCTGGCATTTTACATAATGCCAGAGATGCGTCACACCTTAGCGTTTGCTGCGCTGCTTCGTGCTGCGGAAAGCTATGCAAAGAGTGCTGGTGCAGATGCAGTTATGCTTGGTATAACTGCTCCACATGATGTTACTAAGGCGGCACGTGCTTATAGTAAGCGCGGCTATCAGACATTCGGTGTATTCATGCGCAAGGAGATAGTGACATGAGTTTTGGCGGCGGATATAGGCCACCCCCTGATAATTCACTGCAATTGCAACGTGAGCAGTATGCACGTGAAGATGCGAATCGTGAAGCAGAGCGTCAACGTCAAGAGCAAGAAACTGCTAGGCGTCGTGACGAGTTTAACACGGCGCTTAGCACAGCAGAAACAGCTTATCGCACTGATGCAGCAGAGCGTCTAACTGCACGAGGACTTGATCCCACCACATACAACTATCTCATTGATGATGCAATTGCTGATGGCCGTCGTGCGACACCAAGCCTTGATGCAAATCCATCACAATACTTTACTAACTCACTACTAGACAATGCAATCAGTAATGCTGAACGTGATCAGCGCGCAAACTTCACGCAACAAACTAATCGTGCATTTGTTGATAACTTTGAGCGTGGATTGTTTCAAGATACTGCTGATGATCCATACATTGACGCAATACTTGGTAATCAGCGCACTGAGGCTCTGCAATCACTCGATTTATCACGTAGTCGTGGTAGCCTTGATCAAATAGGCTATGATGCTGCACTAGCACGGCTTGATGAAATGGAACGTGCGGCACGTAGTACAGCTAACAATCTTGGTGGCGGCATTATCCAGGGCTATCGTAGCCAGGTTGGCGATATAGGCGATCGTGCAAGAGAAGCGGCAGGTGGATACACGCTTGGCAGCGATTTCAACCTAAGCGGCTATCAAACAGAATTGTCAGACTTGACCGGACAATTGCGTAACTCACTGGAAGGTGATATTTATTCTGCGCTTGCTGGTCAACAATTCTTTGATCTTGGCGATATTCTGACACGTGGCGGCAGTGCGCAAGGGCCGGTAAATCCTAACTCATTGCCAGCATTTATGGAAGAACGTGAACGTGTTCGCAATGCAGAACGCGGCGTTGGCGGCAGTGGAACATTCTGATAGGTATGTGACATGGACCCCTTTACTTTAGCAATGCTTGTGTCTGCTGGCGCTAGTGCGGCAGGCGTAGGCTTAGGTGCAGTTAATGCTAGTCAAGCACAGCAAGCGGCTAACGCGCAGAATGATCTTGCGTTGCGACAATTCTATGCTAATCGTAGAATTGCGCAGTTGCAGGAAGAAATGGCACGTGCTGGCACACGCAATGCACGTGGTGATGTGACTGAGTATATACCTGGCGTTGGTTGGGTAGAACGTCCAAGTGAAACGACACGTGCTGCCATCGCTGCATCTGATCAAGAGCAGCGGCTGCGTCTAACGCAAGATATGCCACGTGCGCGTATGCTGCGTGTAGCTAATTTTGGCCGTCAATTGGCTGAAGGTAACATGGCTGATAGCATACTTGCTGGTATGAAAACCGGCTCACAGAGTGTGCAAGATTTACGGGGAGCATTGATCCGTGCAGGAGCAGCCAAAGCTACTAGTGGTGCTGATGATATGCGTAAGCGTATCGGTCTTGTATCACTTCGCAGCGGTACTGGTGGTCAAGAAGCACTTGCTAAATTAGGCCGCAATAGCCTCGCAGACACACGCACTGCGATTGCAGAAGCTGATTTAGAGGCGCCTAACGAATATGTAGCACGTCGAGGACAGCGTGTTAATTCACGCCTTAATCAATATGGCGCACTAGCTGCACGTGCATCTGCACCAGATGGTGTACCATTCACACCTACTGTACTTGATGAAAGCCTTAATAGCACACTGCGTAGCCGTGCTAATATGGCGCCGCAAGCATTAGGTAGTGCTATGGGACTTGATGGACCAAATGTACGCTATGCTGAGGATCGTACACCAGTTGCGCTAGATAGCCTTGGGCAGTATCTGCAAGGGCTTACCCGCATGGCAGAGCGCGAAGGTTGGCGCAATCGTGGCGCATATAACAACAATCCTGCATCGCTTACATTCAGTAATGTAAATCGTCCAGTATCATATAATGAGGCATGGGCGTCTAATAACTATATGATGTGAGGCACACACAATGGCACGTTATAGTTTAACCGTTGTAAGGCCGACACGACTTGGCAGGCTTAGTGCACCAGGTGGTGATGAATTGCGCAATGCAATGGCTGGTGAGCAAGCACTAACGCAGGCTATGTCACAGCCTGGGGCCAGTCAAATGATTGGTCATCGCTTTCTTGCTGAGCAAAAAGCATTGGATGCGAAGCGTGATTACACACTTGCCACAGAGCAGCATAACCAAACACTTGCTGACATGCGTGAAGAAGATCGTCGCCGTGCATTAGAGGATCAAGCAACACGTAATAGACACGCATTGCTGACTGCTGGCATCAATAATCCTGCTGGATTGTCTGCACTAAATGCACCTGAATTAGAAGGCTTACTTGATCCTAATGCGCGTGAAATGTATCGCAGCTTGTTGCGTGAAAATGTTGCTGCTGCTGGTCGTAGGTATTCGTTGCGTCCAGAAGGCAATAATACCGAAGTCAATCCTAATACGGCAGCAAACATTGAACAACGTGACAATGCATTGATTGATAGAAGCATTACTGCGGCAAGGTCTAACCTAACACGCCAAGAAGCGACTATTATGGGCGATGCTACTCGCAGATTGCAAACTGAGTTTAATCAAGCACGGCGAGAAGCAATCATTCGAGAGCGTGATGCGGCGCTTGCTACTGCAAGACAACGCACTAATGAAATCATAACTGGACTTGAAGCACGTAGGTCTGGCCGGGGTGGTAATGCATCACCACAAGGTAATGCTGCACAACCGACACAACCTGAACGTACCACACCTGCGCCAGTAGAAGGCAATGATCCTCGTGCAGCTATGATTGAGTCAGCACGTAGGCACCTTGCTAATCCTAGCACTACACCACAACAACGTGAAGCAATTCGCCAACGACTGCGCAGCAATGGCATTGACCCGGATACAATGCAATGAGTGGTACTGATCCCTTTGCTGACATTGTAGCTGCACCGCAAGCTGCTGATCCATTTGCTGACATTGTACAGTCACCGCGTCG